ATACAATTTAACGAGGTTACCGGTTTTAGGGGAGGCCATTTTATTAGTTTTTAGAAATTAAATGTTCAAATCGCATGGTCTTGATATAGGTGGTCACGCTGTCAACTACTGAAACACGCTCATCGCTGCTTACCAATTTTACATTGGCGTGCGTAAAGCCGTCTATACTTAAATAGGTGTAATTATTTGGCACCATTAAGCCTATAATATTGTCGCTTATTTCATCAATACTTTTTCGCCCGCCGTACTCTCGCCACTCGCTGTAAATCTCAATGGTGGTGGTGGTGCGGTACATCTCGCAATTCTTAGCCGATATGCCCGCCGTGTTCACTGTTAAAATGCCGTAGGGTGCCACCGCCGAAGATGGTGGGTTTTGCCCGTATAAAACGAAGTCGTTTAACTTTAAAGCATCGGTTAAGGCTTTGCGTACAAATCTCGTTGGGTCGGTCATTTGATAACTGCTTTAAGGTCGTTAATAATGCTGTCTTTTATTTCATCGTAGGCTTTATAAAAGTAAGGCTGAGCCTTTATGCCATTTCTGATAATGCTTAAATAGATGGCATAAGCTGCATCTGCCAGCCTTTCTTTATCGCCTTTATTGTTAGTTCGTTTTTGGGTTTTAGTGCTGTACGCTGCTGAAATTCCTTTGCGCTTTACCCATTCGTAAATCCGCTTTTGAAATTCAATACCTCCAGCCATCTTGTCCTTATTTTTAAACTTTGCAGCAATATCTGCCCTGCCATTGGCTTCAAACTTTCTTTTAGTACCAAATTCGATATAAGGCGCATAAAACGTATTGGCAACAACAACTTTATTAAACGGCACTGAGGTATCGGCATAAATTGCACCCCTTAATTTATTCTCATCGGTAGGGGCTAACAATACCGCCCTTTCTTCAATCCGCTTCGCGCCGTCCGTCAAAGTAGCATCAATTTCTTTTGCCACCCTTGCGCTGTACTTATTCAAGTTGCCGACAACTTCCTTTAAGCCTTTTAATTCAATGCTCATAAACTAAGTATTGTAATCCTTTCACCCGCCCCGAATATATCGCCGCTGACAAGGCTTAAAACGCTGCCTGATACCATTATTTCATTAACCTGTGGCGAAGCGGTAACATATTTTTTCTCTACGCCATCCCTAAAAATCAAATAAATCATTTTGCCATTAACCGCCGGTATGGTCACCGTTGCGGCATCGGCAGGCACGGTATAATAAATCGTATTGAGGTAACCTGTATCGGTAGTGCCTTCGACATATTCTGCAAGTATTGACATGGTGCGCTTTCTTGTTTCTTCGTTAAATCCGGTAACATCTAATATTCCAAAACGGGTCACCACAAACATATCCCGCTGCCATGCGAAATCTGCACGATAATTAACGTCCAAACGGTATTTGCCATTGGTTGCCAGCCTACCATTAAAAAGTGTATCGTCACCGCTGGTATTCACCACATTTGCCCATGTTGGTGCTGTGGTTTGCAGGGTAGGGGGTGCAGGGACATACTCCCCGAACCCATCCTGCGCCTTTTGGTACTTATAAACCTGTATTTGTTCGGTAAATGTCATTGGTTAGCATATTGGCATGAAGGGAAATAATAACGCTTTGCACTCCGGTGCCATCGTATTTTCTTTGTCGGAATCGCGGTTATTGTAAAAATATCCTGCCTGCGCTTTAACCGCCTGGATAAAAACGGATCTGCTGTCCACGCCCAAAGTGTAGCTTATTTCGTGTAGCCCTACATCGCTGCTTTCAATGCTTATTCGGCTATTGCCAAATGTGCTGTAATCCTCATCAACTACCAATATTTGCCACTCAGATGGGCATTTACGCCACTTAACTTGCGTTATGCTCGTAATGGGTGAGTAGGGCAGCTCAAATGCTTTGTAGTTGCTGCTGTAAATGGTTGCAATAACTGATTTTTCAATCAGGCTAATATTACATTTGGCCTCAATAAATTGCCTGGCAGCCGTTATGAAGATGGCTAGTGTGTTATCGTATGCCGTGCCTTCAATCTGTAAATATTCCTTTAATTCTGTGACGCTTACTATTTCGGTGGCACTGCCTCCGGCTTCGGTGAATTCAATATCTTTAATAATTGCTGCCATAACTATAAATAGGTTACGAAGTTGACAAGGTCGGTCACATCTTGGGTCGGCACTTTAGGCGGGTAATATTCGCCGGTTTCAATCTGTTTTTCAATCCCAATATATTTTAACCCCAATTCCCTAAATGCAGCAATATCACTACCATACACCGGCAGCCCTAAACTTAACGCCTCCAGTGCAATGGTGGGCATGCCTTCGGTATCTGATGGCATGAGTAACGCTTTACAATCGTACAAAATCGCGTTTAAGTCTATGTTTGCTGCCCTATATTCTAGGTTTGGTAGCATTGCCTGTATTTGGTTGCCGTAGCCAGCTAATACGCCTACAAATCGTTTTTGTGGGTATTGCTTAGCGTACTCAATCAATTTTAATCCGCCTTTATTGCGGTTGCAGTTTACAAGGGTGTACTTATCGCCGCCGGTAATGGGTTCGCTGCCTGCATACCTGTTAGGCGGATAATAAACCATACTTTTTTGGCATTCATAATTTACTTTTTCGGCTACATGGTGAGCGCAATATATCACACGGGCATGGCTTACGTTAAAAGGTTCCCTATTGCAGTTGTGTTGAATGTAAACCATGGGCTTATCGCATTGCACTCGCGGCAAAAGCATGGGAGTACTTACAATAATGTCGCTCCATTCATTCACCAATGATCTCAAGTTGCTGGCTGGCATTCCTGCAATACCATCAAATTCCACGGGTCGCGTAAGGCTTAATGAGCAAATTATAACGCTGTGGCCGTAGGCGTTAAGTATTTTGGCAAGGTTATGATGGTAAACGCTTGCCCCGTTTAGGCTTAATGATAGATGGTGGTGTTCCGCTATTAATATTTTCAAGTTGTAGGTGGTTTATAAGTTCGGCTTTCGTGAAGTTTTTTATCTCGTTCCAGTATTTATGCCCCGCCACGCTGTCAGGGTTCCGCATGGTGCTATTTACGCCCCTGTAATGGTCAAGGTGGTACAACGCCCCTGTTACCCGAAGTACCTTTAAATCTAACAGATTAAACCGCCAAAACCGCTCAGCATCCTCAGGGCAGTAAGAAATAAATTTCTCATTCTCCCCGCCTGCCTTCAAAAATGCCTCTTTATTGTAACCCACCACACCGCCAACGCTGGCGAAGGCCGCCAAGCCAAAACCGCGCCACTTATCGCCCCTGAATGCAGATAGGTTAAGGTCTGCTTTAACTTGTGCGAAATACCGCCGGTCAACGCCCGCAAAGGTTCCATCGTACGGGTAACAAATATCGGCACCATTCCGAAGCCGGTTAACCATTTCTAATATTTGAAAAGGTGGCACAATTACATCGGCATCCAAATTTACTACATACCTGGTTTTAGCCGCTTTGGTCAGTTCGTTTAGGGCTTTAGTGCGGTGAAATTTACCGCCGTAATCAAAGTGCATATCTGCATTCATCTGATTGGTGTTTATTTCCCCCGTTAAAATGTTCGTGTAAAAATGGGCGTTCAAATAATCCTTAACGAGTGTTAAATTTTCAATTCGGTCTTGGTGGTCAAAACTTACCGGAATGATAAACGTCACATCATGTAGGTAACATTTGGCTATTCTCGGGAACGCCCAATAATCAGGGAATAAGTCAACTGTGCTGCATTGCTTAGCCAGCTGCCCGTCGAACCAGTCGGCAGGCCGTACCACAAACCCGGCACTGAGATAAGCCGCCCACCAGCTGAATGTACTATTCGCGATGATGTGGAACCGGTGCGCGATCATGTGGCGCAGTTCCTTTATTGGGTCATCATCATGGCTCCAGCCGCTGGCATGGTGCAACTTAACAAACGCTGCATCGTCACTAAAGGCCGTTAATGGTTTGCCGGTGAAATATTCGGCGTACTGCTGCAAATAATAGGCAACACTTAATTGGTGGTAGTTTTTATTCCCCACGTAGTCGTCTCGGCGGTAATGGATGGCCACCTTATCAACCGTGCCGGGTTCGCAATCTTTTGGGGTTAAATAAGCCCTTATTTGCTCGTCAAGGCCGTTCCAATATTTAGGGCTTTGAAAATACCCGTCAAGGCTCATAATATCCTCGGTTAATCTGCCCTCTAGGCTCATGTCGAATTCAAAGCATTTTTCCTGCACAATGGGTGCCGGTACAATATCCCCGAACCACCCATCAGGAATATTAAACTGATCGCGGTATTTCCAATTTTTAGGAATCCTCGGAATATAGCCGTTTCTTAAGGCTAAACCAATCAGGGCAGCGATGGTAAAAAGGTGGTTGCCTAATCTCCCGCCCTTACCTATGTTCGGTAGTTGTAGTATTTTCATGACAACAAAGATAAAAGCAAAACCCCCGATATTGAAATACCGGGGGTAAACTGCTTATGAATAAAAACTGCTGTGTGCTTAGGTCACGTTTCCAAGGTCGGCGTAAACAAACGCGGCTGGCTGCAATACTGCAAGCTCAACGCGGGCTTCTACTTTCCAGGTTACCGTGTTGTTGTCGAAATTGTCACCACGGTCATCGGTTTGAACGCTCAGGCCTTCAGTTTGCACAATACCCGCTTTAGTCCAGTCACCAACTATTACTTTATCCTCAGGGATAAATGTAGTTTCATAAACCGGAATGCCGAAAATACGAATGATACCGGAATCAGACAAAGTAACGCCAGGAGGTAATGTGTAATCACCTGAGGTCGCGCCCTTGTTAATAAAGATTTTGTACACGTCGGCAGGGTTCAGAACAATGCCATTGGGCTGGTAGTTGGCAGAACGTAAGTTCGCAACAAGTCCCATGATTTGGTCAATGTCATTGGGGGTACCCGGTACAACGGTGCTGCCAGTAGCTGCCAAAATCAAAGTAGCATAAAATTTGCTGTCCTCGGCGAACAAGTATTCACGCAGCATAAACTGCGGCATGAAGCTTTGCAGGAACGGCAAATCTTGCATCATTTGCTTTGCAACAGGGGCTAAACCAGCCAAATAGGTGGTGTTCACCGTAATCATTTCAAAACGAGCGTTAATAAGGCTCTTTTTGTTGCCAGCTGTTTGGTCGGCAATAGAACCTTCTTTTGCACGTTCGCGGGGGAATTGGAAAATACCGGTGCCGCTGGGGATTACCTGTACAAGGTTACGGAAGTTTACCAAACGACCTGGAATCTGCTGAAGATTAAGGTTGTAGGTAGTCACTGCGCTACCTGCCAAAAGGTCATCGGCCACGGTCATAGTGCCTGCTGTTTTCAGCAATAAGTCGGCTGCATTCGGGCTACCAACGGAAAACTTTTTCAGCGTTTCGCCGCTTAGGTTTTCTTTAATGCCTTTTGTCAGGTCACCCATCAGGCTGGTTTTATTTTCGCCTTTCAGGTTCAATTGGCCAGCTGCTGCATCAAGTTTTTGTACTTGTGTGCTGAGGCTTTTTAGTTCATTAGCCACGGGTAAAACTGCATCGTTTGCAGCCTTAATGGCGATTGGCTCTAAATCGCTTTTTTTAGCCATGTCTTTTTGGCCTTGTTTTACGCCTTCAATGGCTTTTAGTACCATTGCTGTGGGATCACCGCCGCCGTCATTTCCGGCTGCGTCTAAAAATATTCTGTTCATTTTTTGGGTTTTAAATTGATAAATACGTCAATATCAGGTTTGCGTCTAAGGCCTTTGCTTTGTTTGGTTCCGGCACCAGTGTTGTTTCGGCTGGTGTGGCCTTCAAATCAATAATAAGTTGGCTTAACTGCTTTATTTCGAGTAATAAAATCTCAATAGCTTCGTCTGTGGCATCGGTATTTTTCACGAAGGTTGTTAGGCGTTTTATGCGGGCTTCATAATCTGCAATGCCCTTAATGCCGGTCATTGGTGTGTATTGGTTCACGCCCCAGCCGGTCAAGCTGCTGCCCTCCATTAGTTTCAACTCTAACAACATCTTTGTGCCGTTTTCACCTTTAGCGGTCTTTATTTCGCGGTACCCGATAGAATGTTCTGTTATCAGGTCGCTTTCTGCCATTTTCATGAAATCCGCTGCCACGCTGTTCGTGCCTATTTTGCTCTCATAAGCTAATCCATAAGCATCCTCTTTTAACATGGTAAACTTGCCTATTGGCTGCGTAATATCGTGGTTTAACAGGTGCTTTATTCTCGGCTGCCTGCTTTCGGGTCCTTGTTCCTGTATGGTTTTCGTGAATGCACCAGGCAATACAACATCTTTGTACGCATCGGCCACATTGAAGGCCGACAAATACCCGCTAACAATGCCCTGCTTTTGGTCAATGTCCTTAAACGTTAAGGCTAAAGATTTGTATTGATATAAGTTCATTATAATTAAATAGGTTTATTTTTTTTTACGCCTTACCGCGATAGTGCAACGACATGAAATCACATCACCAGCCCCTGCCCCCAGCGAAGTATCGCCAGGAAACAACAACTGCGAGCCGCTTATCGGATCGGTAAACGGTTCCAAATAATCTACTACCTTACCATTCATGTGGAAGTGGTCAGCCTTCGCGCCTGGCTCTGCTCCTCTTGTACGTTTATCGCGGGCAGCAATCCATACGACCTCCGCCTCATAAGGCAGTGCCGCAATACTATCATATTTCGCCCACGCTAATGTTCTATTGGTTTCTGTGCGGGCAATTACTCGCGCCCTGTTACGGTCAATGCCGCTGGCTTGTAGGTCTTTAATAATAATGTCGTAGCTGTCACCGTCTTTTAAGCCTTTAGCAATTCTGTCTAAAACGAGCCTAATCGTGTAGTCATTCATGCGGGTAATCATGGGTTCTAAAAATGTACTTAGCCATTGTTCAACACTTTCATACCAAACACCCGAAAATCCAAAACCTTTAACCTCTAGGGTTAATGTTTTTTTGGAAACTTTATCATAAATAGCCATCAACACCCTTCTAATTGGGGCTGCATCTATCAGCCCGCGAACATTGGCATAAGCAAATAACAGCCCATCTTCGCGCAGTACCTTATAAAACTTTGCTT